TTAGGTGAAGCCATTACTTTTGATATTGTAATTGTTGTACAACAGTTTCTTTTTGCATAGGAGCAACATCATTTAAACCATTGGCATCGAACCAAGGAGCACTCTCCCAGTCAAATCCCTCACCAAATGTATTATCAGGTGCTACAACATACCAATGACACTTAGCATCTGGTATATCTACAGCACAAACTGCCCAATCATCTGCCCACTGTGGTACTTGAACATACATCACAGGTAAATGATTTGCAAAAAATGAGAGTATTAGAGAAAATAAAATCATAATATTATATAGCATAAAAAAAGAGACCCGTCAAGGGTCTCTTGAAAAAATATGTAAACGATATTACATAAGGTTTGTAACTGTAACTCTTCTGTAGTAACGGTTTGAGTTGATTGAAAGACGACCAAGACCCTGAGTTGTTCCTTCAGCGAATGGGTTAGCAACCATACCATATCTGGTTTTGAAACCAATTTTTGGCTGGAATGTGTCTTGTCCAACTGCTCTAACCATTTGTAGAGGTACATATGGGCAGTAGAATAATCCTGCGTCATAAGGTGAAGCACCTTTGTAACCTACAACATAGTACTGATCAGCAGCTAAGTTTGCAGCGAATGGATCGATGTATACTCTATACTTACCTTGTAATACACCAGCAAATGTATTGCCTGTGTCATCAACATTAAGGTTAGCATTAAGTGCTGGAGTGTAATCAAGAACTCCTGCCATTGTGAGTGCAGATGCAACATCAGCAGAGCAGAGGATCATGTTACCCTTTCCGCGACGAGTTCTTTGTGCGATAGCGTTCGCATCTCTCTCGATTTGGAAGATAAGTCCTTTGAACTTCTCAACTGACCAACGACCGTTGCTGTCAGTGTCTAAGTCGAACGCACCGGCAGTTGCTACGTTTGTCTGTGCTCCAGACTCAGCAACCTTATAGATTGTTCTAATAACTTCTCTGTTGATCTCAGCAAGAATCTCAGTAGAAAGAATGTTAGCAAGTTCTGCTTCTGCATTCAATCCGTGGATTGCTTTAAGATCTTGAGCAAGTTCTAGACTGTACTCTGCCTTGAGTGCTCTTGACTTCGCAGTCACGGTGACTTTCTCGATTGAGAATGCCATCTCGTTGAACTCATTGCCAGATGTACCTAGTGCTTCAGAGTCCTCAGTATCCATACCACGACCAGTTACGTATGTGTTATGTTGCTGTGAACCTTCTGGGTTTAGTGCAGCAGGGTTAGTTTGCTGAGTACCACCTGTAGTACCGAAACCAACTGCTCCACCTGTCAACGCACCTTCATTCTGTGTATAACCAGCAGAGATGTCGTTTCCTCCATCTGGATGCTGTGCTGAGAATGCTGTATCTGGTTCGTTGAATAGGGCTTCTGCTCCACTCTGAGATGTAAATCTAGATCTCATTGCGAAGATAAGTCCTGTTGGGCCGCTCATTGGTTGTACACCTGCTAGGTCATATGCGACCAAGTTAGGCATTGAACGTCTGATAAGACTTATTAATACTGGATCGAAACCAGCAACAGGGCCTGCTGCAGTTGCGCCAGCTGAGAAACCTGCAGTTGCACCTGATGAACCGGTGTTAACTGTTGGTTGCTCTGATAAGAATTCGCGCTCTTCGCGCATTGTTTGCTCTTGGTTCTCTAAAAGAACTGCTGTGACCATCCTTCTATGGTTATCTTTGATTGGATCTAGTCCATCATAGTCTAGAAGCGGTGCCCACTTTTCTGCAAGAGCTTCCTGATTAATAGGGGCTTGCATTTAAATTTTACCTCTTGGGTTTATTGTTTGAATGTATGATATAAAAATCATTTTTTAGACACTCGGTTTAATGTCTGAAGATAGTGTTCCATTGAACTGGAAATATCCTGATAGTTTGGAGTACTTGTCTCTTCAGAGAGATTTTCCGATTTGTCTCTTTGAGCTCCAGCGTTACTTGGGAAATAAGATTCCTTCAAAGTAACAAGTTTCTCACGATAGTCTGTTTCACTTTCAAACTCAACATTTTCTACAAGGGTTGCAAGTTTTTCTTTCTGAGATGCTGCTAGTCCTTCGGTGACTTCACCAAAAACTACATCTGCAGATGACTCGGCTAATCTCCTGTTTAGAGCAACATTCTTTTCGATTTGCTCGTTGAGTTTACCTTCCATTTCATCAAGTTTATCTACCATGCTCTCGATGACATCATATTTGTCTTCAGGTACAGATACATAATGTTCTTCAAATAGACTCTTCATTCCAGTTAAGAATGAATCTGTCATTTCAGTCTTGAGTCCGGATTCAACAGCAATTTGATTGTCTGCCATCCACTCGTCTGCCACATACTCAAGGTATGCGTCAACTCTTTCCTCAAGTTCTGATTTAATAGACGCAACTTCTTCTACGAGTTGCTCTTCGTACTCGGCCTTAACACTTTCTTTTACTTCAGCAAGTTTAGAATTAATTGCTGCTTCAAAGATTGTTCTTGCCTTTGTTTGAAACTCTTCTGAAAGTTCTTCGCCTTCAAAGAGTGCTTGTACATCTGCTTCGATGTCAATCTGCTCTTCTTCAACTACTTCCTCTTCCTCTTCAGTTGCTTCCTCTTCGGCAACAACTTCTTGAGTTTCTTCGACTTCTGCAGTCTCTTCTTCAGAAACTACTTCGTCTTCAGAGACTTCAGTTTCAGCGACAACATCGCCTTCTACTTCTTCCTCTTCCTTCATGCCCGCTGGCATTGGATCTGCAGGTTTTGCACCTTTAGAGACAATATCCTTAACCTGTTTTAAGGTTGTTCCGGGTGTTTTCAATTTGTTTGAATCATCATCAGGCTTTGAGTTCTCAGGAGTAGGGCCCCCTAAATCCTCATAAGACCCAGTTTGACCGGGAGTTGTTAAGGACAATTTTGGCATTGGATCTGCCGATTTTGCCCCTTTGGTTACTACATTTTCCATTTCGTTTAATTTTGACCAACGGACATTTAATTTTAGATTTAAAATAATCTATATTTATTTATAATGTTACAGATTTGCTAAGAAATCTTGGAATAATCCAAGTTTATGCTCCTCTAATTTATTTTGATCAACTAAAGTGTTGATTTTCTTTGCAGTTTTTTCTGCAAGTTGTTCACGAAGAATTCCTCCTTCCCAAACCCATTCTTTTCCTTCCATGATTCCTGATACAAATGCGTCAGGTGCTGATGGATCAGCAACGATGTCAGCAGCGGTTGCTAACATAAAATCTTCACCAACTACTTTACATCCAGATGATGAATCTTCTTTGAGTGAACCGACACCACGAGACGAGACTCCGAGGGTAACTCCTTCTCCAATTAAGTTAGATGCAATCTTACCCATTGGTGTTGAAAGTAATTGTGCTTTACCAACAAAGTTTTTACCCTCTTGACGAAGTGAAGTTATCTTATGTGATACACGATCTAAGTTAACAGTAGGGCCATCTGGATGTCCGAGTTCTCCAAGTGCTCTTCCTTTGTTAACGAACTGTTCGTTATATCTTCCAACTTCTCTTGCGAGGGTGCTTACAGGATATAATCTTCCGTTGCGATTTTTGATATCTCCTTGTAAGAAAACACCTTCAATGTACAACTTTTTATTTGCACCTTTGCCCTCAGAAATAAACTTAACTTTTTGGACTTCTTCTGTAATTAGTTTCATTTGTTTAACCAGTAAATCCTACTTTTGCACCTTTCACAGCAGCGTTGGCAGCAAACACCGCTTGTTCTGGATTCTTCTCCAAGAACTCTACGGTGCCTCTTAGTAATGTAAAGGATCCTACAGTGCTACCATTTGCTGCAGTTGCAAGTGTTACTAAATGATCTGCATTTGTTGCAGTATTAACTAAACGAACAACCGTTGCTCCAGAAAATGTTGATGCTGTTCCAACATTAACTGGTAGTGCTGCCTCTGCTCCCTTTACAAGAGTTCTTTGAGTCATTATTCTTCCTCTTGTGGTTCAGTATCTACCTCAATTTCATCTTCAATTCCATCAAACATTGCATTACCCATTTCAGGTCGAAGATCTTCAACTCTCTTGGCTGCTTTTTGGTATAAAAGATCTTTGAGTTCATCTGAGACCTTTGCAGGTTCAGAATCCATCGCAATCATGTCAATAATGTTTTCCATATTTAGATTAGGTATATATTTTATTTATATCTGTTACTTTTTGGTGTCTAAACATACTCAACCCACCCTGTAAGAATGTATTTTGTTTCATGGGGAGCATTTACTCCAACATGCATATGTGTCCAACCTGCTGGCCAGATATAAAGATCACCAGAAATTGGTTTTGTAGTAAATTCTTGATGCACAAAATGTGTGCCTCCACCAA